GGTCAGGGGAGGGGCGGTCTGAAAAGTTTTTAAGAAAATTTATCTGACCGCATGTCCAGTTTATTGTGCATAAAATTCCGAATACGAATAAAAAGTTGGCAAAGGAAGGAGGGAAGCTAGATGGCAAGACCAAGAAAAATTGTTGATATGCAGAGTTCACATTTGACAAAAGAACAGAAACAGAGAAAAAAGCAAGAAGAGCAGACAGTTGTTGTTGGGAATGAAGATCTAGAGAAACCTCCGACTTGGCTGAAAGGTACTGTGGCTAAAAACGAATGAAAACGAATTGTAAAAGAACTGAAAAAAATAGAAATTGTTGGAAATCTCGATTATGTGAATCTTGTTTGTTATTGTAATGCTTATGCAAATTATGTGGAGACTACAAAGCAATTAAAGGATCAGCCGTATTGTGTAGAACGTGAGACACGGACAGGAACAATTGTTGTAAAGAATCCATTGATATCGATTCAGACAAACTATGCTGCCGAGATGCGAAAGTTCGCAAGCCTCTGCGGGATGACAATAGATTCCAGGCTAAAGGCAGCAGTACACAAGGTTGATAAATCAGAGGATAATTTGGAAAGGAAGTTTGGAGCTATCTAATGAATCAGTATGAAAACATAAAAAAATATGCGAAAAATTGTATATCTGGAGAGATTATCAGCTGTAAAAAACATAAATGGGCATGCGAAAGATTCTTAAAAGATGCAGAACAATTTGAAAATAATCCGGATTATCCATTTTATTGGAGCGAAGAATCCGCCCAGAATATTGTTGATTGGTTTGCTCTTTTACGACATTCCAAAGGTGTACTTGCTGGGCAACCAATTATTTTGACAGATTGGCAAAAATTTAGAATTTGTCAGTTGTATGGCTGGAGAAGAAAGAAGAACGGTTATCGAAGATTTAAGAAGAGCTTTACAGAAGTAGCGAGAAAGAATGCAAAGTCTCAGGAAGAAGCGGGCATTGCACTTTATGAAATTTCGGTGACAGCAACGAAGAATAATGAGGTATGCGAAGAGTATACAGCAGGTGTTAAGCGCGATCAGTCTAAAATTGTTTTTAATGAAGCAGAGTTAATGCTTCGAGGTTCACTTCTTAGACAGAAATTTGATATCAAACGTGACGAAATAAAGCATGCAAAGACAGGTAGCTTCATCAAGGCATTGAGTAAAGAGGATGGAAAGTCAGGAGATGGAACGAACCCGGCCGGATTAATCATTGATGAATATCATCAGCATCCAACAACAGAGTTTTATGATCTTGGACTTGGTTCTAATACGAAAGAGCCATTGCTGATGATTATTACGACAGCAGGAGTGGATTTGACCTATCCATGCTATGTTACAGAATATACTTATTGCAGTAAAGTCCTGGATCCGAATGTAGATGTAGAGAATGAAGAGTATCTTATAGATATCTGCGAGATGGATGAGGAAGATTATAGAAATCTGGATAACCTGGAGAATGAAGAACTTTGGAAGAAGGCAAATCCAATCAGAATGACTTACGATGAAGGTATAGATAAGATCCGTGGAGAGTATAAGATCGCTAAAGAAATTCCGGAGCATATGACTGCATTTCTTACAAAATGTTTAAATGTGTGGGTCCAGGCACAGGAGAATGGCTACATGGATATGGCAAAATGGAAAGCCTGCCAGGTAGATAAGCTTCCGGTAGATACAAAAGGAATGAGCGTTTATGTTGGCTTTGATATGTCGGCTAAGATAGACTTAACTTCTGTGGCATTCATCCTTCCATTCAAATCAGAAGAAAAGGATGCAGAAGGAGAAAAAATTATCAAATACATTGTTTATTCTCATTCGTTTATCCCAAACCGAGAGAAACTAACCGAGAGAAAAAGGAAAGATAAAGCAGATTACGATGCATGGGAAAGAATGAATCTCCTGACAGTGACGGATACACCTATTGTTGATCAGAATGCAGTCATGAAATATGTCAAAGACATTTGCAAGGAACATGAGTGGAACATTGAGTGCTTATGCTTTGATCCAGCAAATGCTGCGAAGCTGATGATGGATCTTTCAGATGAAGGTTATGAGGTAGAGGAAGTGTATCAAAGCCATAAATCTTTGAATGAATCAACGCAGGGATTTAGGGAACAAGTTTACAGTGGCAATATTATCTACACCTACAATCCGTTATTAAATTTTGCAATGAGCAATGCAGTAATCCGGAAGAATCAGGGATTGATCAAGATTGATAAAGATGCTACAACGCAGAGAATTGACCCTGTAGATGCCATTCTCTGTGCTTATAAACTGGCACTATATCATGAGTTTACACAAAGTTTCCTGAAATCAATAGATGAATATTTGGAGAGTGATTGGTAGAAATGGAGATGTTGAATAGAATAAAGCGGGCATGGAATGTATTGACAAGACCTTCTCTCAGTGCAAATGATGAGGAACTATTAACATGGCTTGGTATTGATACACGGGACAGACAGCTGATTAGTGAGGTCACTTATTACACTTGTATGAAGATGCTAAGTGAGACCATTGGAAAGATGCCCATAAAGTATTATCAGGATACGGAACAGGGAAGGATCAGGGCAGATCCGGATGAGGTGACGAGGCTTCTGACAGTGAGACCAAATCCAATCATGACACCTACTACATTATGGACGGCAGTAGAGATGAACTGCCAACACTATGGAAATGGGTATGTATGGATCAGGGGCGGTCTTGAAAAAAACGGAAGTTATGGTGGCGATTATAAGATCAAAGATCTGTGGCTCATGCAGAGCTGTTATGTTACGGTTCTGATGGATGATTCAGGTGTGTTTGGTAATAAAGGGAAAATATATTATCAGTACACAGATCCGGAGGATGGAGAGCTGTATATTTTTCAGAGCGAAGAAGTGATGCACTTTAAAACATGGTACAGTTTAGATGGAATCACAGGAGAGCCGGTAAGGAAAATCTTGAAAGATACAGTGGGCGGTGCACTGGAGAGCCAGAGGTTCATGAATAAACTCTATGAACAGGGACTTACAGCGAGTATGGCCATGCAGTACACAGGAGATCTTGATGATGATAGAGTGAAAAGGTTAAAAAGAAAATTTGCTGATAAACTGTCAGGACCTGAGAATGCGGGGAAAGTAATTCCGGTTCCATTGGGACTGACACTTACTCCATTGAAGATGTCGCTTACAGATGCACAGTTCTTTGAATTGAAGAAATATAGTGCACTTCAGATTGCGGGGGCATTTGGAATCAAACCGAATCAGATCAATAATTATGAAAAATCCAGCTATGCGAACAGTGAAACGCAGCAGCTGGCTTTTTTAGTTGATACAATGGCATATCGCTTAAAAATGTATGAAGAAGAGATCAATTATAAAGTGCTTACGCTAAAGAAACAGGCAGATGGTTATTTTTATAAATTTAACGAGCGGGCGATCTTAAGGACAGACAGCAAGACAAAGATGGAGAATCTTGCAAAAGCTGTGAATAATGGAATTTATACACTGAACGAAGCAAGAGAATATGAAGATAAACCTGCAAAACCGGGAGGAGATATCCTGATGGTAAACGGAAATTACATTCCGGCAATACAGGTTGGTCAGCAATATAAAGGAGGTGAAGGGGATGGCAGTGATTGATGTGAATGGAGACATCATTCCAAATGACGATAAATGGTTCTATGACTGGTTTGACTGGGAGGGAACCTGTCCAGATGATGTGAAAAAAGCACTGAACTCCAAAGAGCAGGGAGAAAAGCTTACTGTAAGAATTAATTCCGGGGGCGGTGATGTAATGTCAGGACAGGAGATTTATTCGCTGTTATACGGAAGAGATGATGTGGAGATTCAGATTAATTCTATGGCAGGAAGTGCAGCAGGCGTAATCGCAATGGCAAATCGTTGTGTAATCAGTCCGGTTGCAATGATCATGATCCACAATGTGTCAATGACAAGAGCTTCTGGTGATTATCGTGAAATGCAGAAGAACGTAGAGATTCTGCAGCAGATGAATAGTGCTTTGGCACAGGCATTTGTGAATAAAACGGGAAAATCTGAGGATGAAATCTTAAAAATGATGGATGAGGAGACCTGGCTGACAGCGAACCAGGCAGTTGAGTATGGCTTTGTAGACGGTGTAATGGAAGAAAAAACTTCTTTTATTAACTGCAGTCAGGGGTTACGTCTGACAGATGAACTCAGAAAGAAAGCACTTGCTGAAAAGGAAGCAAAAAACAAGGAAGAAACAAGAAAACAGCAATTATTAGAAGATCTGGACATGTATGGTGTCTAAGGAGGAGAAAAGATGAATAAGGAATTACTTGAATTACTGGATAAGATCAATGCCACAAAGAAAGAAGTGAGAAATCTTGTAGGGGAGGGAAAACTTGCTGAAGCAGAGGAGAAGAAAAAAGAACTTCAGAACCTGCAGAAAAAATTTGATCTGCTCAAAGATATTTCAGATGATGATAAAAGTTCTATGGAAGACAAGGCAAAAGCAGGAAGTGCAAAGAAAGCAGAGCCGGGAAAAGAAAATGATGCAGTCAAGGAATTTGCCAATGCAGCGCGAAGAGGATTCCGTGTGCAGAATGCAATGTCAAGTGGAATCAGAGAAGGATCTGATCCGGATGGAGGTTACATTGTTCCGGAAGATATTCAGACAACAATTAACCAGTGGAAGCAGGCAGAATTCTCTTTAGAATCACTGATTACTGTTGAAACAGTGAAGACCAATAAAGGAAAGAGAACATATGAAAAGAAAGCAGATGCTACGGGATTCGCTGATATTGAGGAAGGTGGAGAACTTCAGGAAATGGATACTCCGCAGTTTGAACGCATCGGTTATGAAATCAGTGATCGTGGTGGCTGGCTTCCACTCACAAATGATCTGCTAAGTGATACGGATCAGAATATTATGCAGACAATCACAAGATGGATTGCAAGAAAAAGCAATGCAACATCAAACAAGAAGATCCTGAATCTGATCAATGCGGTAGCAGCGAAAGAGATTGAGACGCTGGATGAAGTAAAACATGCGATTATCGTAACGCTGGGAGCTGCCTACAGAGCAGGATCCTCTATTCTGACAAACGATGATGGTTTATACTTCCTTGCGACGCTGAAAGATACAACAGGACGCGATCTTCTTCAGCCGAATCCGATGGATGTTATGCAGATGTCACTTTCGGTAGGGCCGATTAGAGTTCCGGTTATTTCTGTACCGAACAAAGTAATTGCATCCAATACAGAAACGGACGGAAAGATTAAGCTGCCAATGATCTGCGGTGATTTTAAAGAAGCCTTCAAGAAATATGACAGACAGCGTACAAGTCTTCTTGCATCCAACATTGCTTCTGCCGGAAGTCTGAATGCATTTACACAGAATCTGACGCTGGTTCGTGCAATTGAAAGAAATGATTTCAAAACATTGGATGCGGATGCATATGTAAATCTTTCTATGGTCATCGCCGATCCTACGAAGAAAGGAAAATGATAAGTGGAAGTAGATATTATTAAGCAGAGGATCGGGATCGCATCCTCTGTCACAGTCTATGATTACGACATAGATCTGTATGTGCGGGACTGCATTATGGATATGCGGGATTCTGGCGTACCGGAAGAAACACTTGCAAGGGAAGATCCAAGAGTAGTTACAGCAGTAACATTATATGTGAAAGCGCATATTGGAAATGACAGAAGCGATACAAGCCGATACTTATCATTATACCGGCAAAAAGTATCCAGATTAATTTTGGATGAATAGAAGGGGAATGTTATGTGGAATGGAAGCATCTGCTTTATAAAGAAAAAGACAACAGAGAAGGATAAGGAAGGATTTTGTAAATCAGAAATTGAGATGTCAGAAGAAATTCCGGCCAATATAGGAGATGCAACCAGAAGCGATGAGACACTTGGAAATCAACGGGGATATTCAGCAGATATTTCCGTTGAAATTCTCGCATGTAACTATTCTGGGGAATCAATGTTTAAAGATATTGCGACCGGAAAAATTTACGAAGTAAAGCGTACATACAGAAAACAGAAGACAATGATGATTTCGCTGACAGGAGAGGAGCGGGAACGTGGGAAAATTTGAACTTCATGGAATAGATGATTTTATGGAAGAACTTTCAGATTTGGATATTGACAGAATAGCTCCAGTAATGCTGGAAGAAGCTGTTCCGATTCTTGAAAAGGAAGTACGGCAGGCAGCAGGAAGACATAAAGACAGTGGTGCTATGGCTGAGTCAATTAAAGCAACAAAAGCAGGAATGAACAGTTATGGACATTATATCAGTGTGCGTCCTACAGGAGTGGATTCCAAAGGTGTAAGAAATATGGAAAAGATGGCATATCTTGAATACGGAACAAGTACGCAGGAAGCAACGCCGGTCCTCTCTCCAGCAGTGAGAAAAGCGGAAGAACCTGTGATAAACAAATTGCAGGAAGTATTTGACCGGGAGGTTGACAAACTGTGACAACATTGGAACACATAGTAAGAGCTATTGAAATATTTGGTTTTCCATATTCACCGGGAGTATATACCGGACCGGAAGATCATTGGTTTACTTACAACTATGTAGATGATTATGGTGAACTTTTCGGAGATGATGAGCCACTTGAGACAGTGAATCGTATTCAACTCCACTATTTTCTCCCGGTGGAAGAAAATTATTTGAAGATGAAAAACGAAATTCGGGATGCGCTTTTACGAGAAGGATTTACATATCCGGAGATAGAGAGCATGGACGATCCAAACCCGGATATCAGACATCTTATATTTGAATGTGAGATTGAGGAAGAAAGAGAGGAATAACTATGGCATATGTAGGATTAAGAAAAATTATTATTGCGAAAAGAACTGGTGCAAAGACTTATGGAGAGCCATTTGCATTTGGTAAAGCGATTGGAATGAATGTTACACCAAACTATTCAGAAGGAAGTCTGAATGCGGATGATGTGCAGGCAGAGTATGATAAAGAGTTCAATTATGCAGAATTAAGCATGAACACCAGTACAGTTCCACTTGAGGCTCATGATACAATGTTCGGTCATACAGTGAACGAAAATGCAGTAGATTTTAATGCAAATGATGAAGCACAGTATGTTGGTCAGGGCTGGATCGCGCCGGAGAAGGTGGATGGAAAGAAGTATTATACTGGAAACTTTTTGTACAAAGCAAAATATTCAGAACCATCAGAAGAATATACAACAAAGGGAGATTCTATTGAGTACAAAACACCATCCATCAGTGGTCGAGCACTTGCGGAAGATGATGGAGATTGGAAAGCAACAGAGCGGTTTGACACACCAGAAAAAGCACTTGCATGGATTTACAAGAAATTTGGAAAAACAGAGATGACTCAGGCGGCAAGTAAAAATACTGCTGCGGTAAAAGCATAAGGAGAAGAAAAGATGTTTGAAGAACTCAGGTGTATTGAATTGTCCGGAGAAAAATATCCAATAAAATGCGATATGGTTGTTCTGGAGAAAATACAGAATAAGTATATGAATATGACCGAATTCGAGAATGGATTGACTGGATTTGTGCCGGCACAGGATGAGGAAGGTGAGTATAAAAGAAATGAGGATGGATATCTCCTTGGTGTCTACAGGACACCGGAAATCAAAATGCTTAATGATGCTTTGTTCTGGATGGTAAAAGAAGGCGAAGAAATTAAGGCAGAAGAAGAATCAAGGCCGGTCAATGAAGTAGACAGGAATAAAATCCTGAGAAAGGTAGATATTCCACCAAAAGATCTGGGAACACTTCTTCATGAGGAATTTCAACGGTGTTTTGAAAGAAAAAACGAGAAGACCACGCAGAGGACGGAGTAGAAGAATCCGGGGAATCGGAACAGATTAACTTTGCGTGGATTGTATTTACAGGTCTACAGATCGGATATGGTGAGAAAGATATAAGGCATCTCTATTTTGGAAAGTGGGCAGACCTATTGGAGGAGTACAAGAAGATGCATAATATGAAAATGAACAGGATGGTATTTGCAGAGAGAAAAGTTACTTCTTTAATGGATTTGTAAGAGCAAATGATGTATAATAGTAATAATTCAAAAAACAGACCAATTTGCGCCGGCGCAAGGGGGAAACTTATGAGAAATATTATTACATCATTATGGATTATCTTTAAATGTTATTGCAAATATATGTATCAGAATCATACATACCGTACCGTATGGGAAATTATTGTAATGGTTTTTGGTATTGTTTATGGAGTAAAAGAACATTCCACAGGAGTATTTTTGATACTCCTTGTACTTGCATTTCTTCCAAGATTTATTAGGTGGCTTTTTTATTGTTTTCTGGAAGCGGTAGGCGATTATGGACTGCAGCGAAAGGGACTTACAAGAAAATGCAGAAGAATGAGATTTAAGTCTTATATGGATCAGGAGATTAACAAGGAGATAGAAAATTTATAAGAATCAAGAAGGAAGCTCGAAAGAGCTTCTTTTTTGATGCGAAAAGGCAGGTGAGAAGATGGCAAAAAAGAAGAAAATAGGTGCATTTATTTCGTTAGATGGAGAAAAAGAGTTTCGATCAGCAGTATCGTCTTGCAATAAATCTTTATCAACAATGAAATCTGAAATGAAACTTGTGGAAGCCCAGACCGCTGGGAGCGCCAACTCACTGTCCACTTTACAGAAAAAGCATGATGTATTGACGGAAACTTTGGAAGAGCATGTAAAAAAAGAAAGTCTTGTAAGAGACGGATTGAAGCATGCGGAAGAAGAATACGGAAGAGTTGGGAAAGAACTGGAAACTTACAAAGGAAAGTTGGAAAGTGCGGAAAAGGCACTGGAAGAGATGCAGCAATCTTCAGAGACGACAGAGGAGGCTTTGAACAGTCAGGCAGAGCAGGTAAAACAGCTGCAAAGCATTGTAAGTAAAGGGGAAGAGACTTATCAGCGAGCAGGAAACAGAGTTCAGGACTGGAAGAAACAGTTAAATAATGCAGAAGCCCAGACCATTAGAGCGACAAAAGCTTTGAATGAAAATGACGCTTACTTAAGAGAAGCAGAACAGTCCTTTGATCAATGTGCAACGAGTATCAATAAATTTGGAAAAGAAACAGATGATACAGCAGAAAAATTAACAGAGTTTGGAACCGTTTTAGAAACAAATCTGAAAAACACAGTTGTAGAAGCGGGAAAGTCTTTGACAAAAGATATTTTTCGAGGTGCGGTTGAAGGTGCTATGGAGCTTCAGGATGCTCAGAGACAGTTGCAGGCAAGCACAGGAGCAACAGCGGAAGCAACTGGGGCATATAATAAGCAAATGCAGGAACTGTACACTTCAGGCTATGGAGATGCAGTAGAGTCTGTTGCCAATGCAATGGCACTGGTAAAGCAGTATACCAATGAGACAGATCCGGGAAAAATTAAGGAACTGGCTGAGAATGCTATTACATTAGAAGATGTTTTCGGAATGGATATGAGTGAGTCAATTCGAGGTATTGATGCACTTATGACAAATATGGGATTGGACGCAGAAGAGGCATTCGATTATGTGGCAAAGGGTGCACAGAATGGACTGGATAAATCCGGAGAATTAACGGACAATCTTGCAGAGTATTCCCAATTATGGTCACAGGCAGGATTTTCAGCAGAAGAAATGTTTACAATTCTGCAGAATGGTCTTGACTCAGGAGCGTATAATCTGGATAAAGTAAATGATTTCGTAAAAGAGTTTGGAATCAGCCTTGCAGATGGACGTATTGGAGATAACATCAATGCATTTTCCAGTGAGACAAAGCAACTGTTCCAGGAATGGCAAAGCGGACATGCATCTACGGAGCAAGTATTTAAATCTGTAATTACAGATTTAGGAAATATGGAGAACAGGCAGCAGGCACTGACTATTGCGAGCAATACCTGGAGTGCCCTTGGTGAGGATAATGCAATGAATATCATCACCTCTTTGAACAATGTAAATACAACCTATAAAGATGTTCAGGGGACGATGGAAGAGATTAAAGAAATCAAGTACGACAGTGTATCAAATCAGTGGAAAGTACTTGGAAGAACCTTCCAAAATGAGGTTGCAGCTCCAATGTTGAAGACTTTTCTTCCGGCAGCACAGACGGGAATGAAGCTGGTAGCTGAAAATATTAAAGTTGTCACGGTTGTAGCTGGTACGGCTGGAACGGCAATCACTGCAATGTTTGTGAAGAAGAAAAGCAAAGAACTGATTAAAGACCTGAAAGACACAGCTTCCGGAATTTCCAATGTAGTCAAAAAAATTGTAACACATACTACAGCAAGAACTGCTGAGACAGTAGCAGAGAATGCATCTGCAGCAGCAAAGGTTGCGGATACAACAGCAGAAACAGCAAATACCGCAGCGACAGTTGCAGGAACTGCAGCAACGGCAACAGGAACTGCGTCTACAACAGCGGGGACAGCAGCAACAATAGCTCATACGGTGGCAACAGAGAGTGCGACCGTGGCACAGACCGCGTTTAACGTGGCAATGGAAGCAAATCCGGCCGGCCTTCTCCTGGTTGGGATCACGGCTACATTAGGGGTGATTGCTGCATTTTCCGGTCAAATTGAAACAGCGAAGACAAAAACAGATGAACTGACAGAGTCCACAGAAAAGAATATCAGTAAAATTAGTGAAGCAACAGAAAATCTTGAGAAATCTACAGATAGCTGGAATGAATCCCTGGGGAAAATAGAAGCAAAAGAAGGAGTTGCAGATAATCTGGTTACAGAATTGTATCATCTAGAAGCACAGGGAAATAAAACAGACGAAGAGATTTCAAGAATGAATTCCATCGTAAGTCAGTTGAATTCCATGTTTCCAGAGCTGTCTTTATCGGTGAATCAGAATACAGGAGCACTCAATAAAAATGAGCAGCAGACAAGGCAGTCAATAGAAGCCGCCCTACAGCTTTCAAAAGCATCAGCAGCACAAAAAAAGATGACGGAGATATCAGAAGATCTTGTAGATGCTGAAATGGCAAAATATGAAGCAGAGAGAAATCTGAAAAAGATTGGAGATGAACTGTCAAATCTTGATGAACAGAGGACAGAGATCGCAAAGAAAAGTTCTGAAGCAACAAAGGAAGGGACAAATGCGTATGTAGAATATAACGGCAAGATGATTGACGCGCAAGAAGCATTAAGACAGATTGCAGAGTCTGAGGATACATTGACGCAAACACAAAAAAATCAGCAGGACGCTTTAGATGGTCTGGTAAGTAAATATCAGGAAGCAGATGAACAGTATCAGAGTGCTTACGAATATACTCAAAATTTAACACAAGGAACAAATGCGAACACAGAA